GACCGCGCTCCGCCACCTGCTTGACCGCCGCGATCTTGAATTCCTCTGTGTACCGCTTTCCGCTCATACCTTCTCCTTGTGCCCAACATTATGGCTCAGGAGTGTCTACGATAGTCGTGGCGATTCAACATGATGCTCTGATAGAACTGCATCCAACGCTCCCTCCCGAAATTCGCCTTTGAGTTACATGCCGAGCACAAGCAGATGAGATTGATGGGACGACAATCGCTCTTCTCGTAGTTGATGTGATGCGTTGTCAACCTCCGGTCAGCTCCCGAACATGCCGGGTTCCAGCATCGCTCACCATCTCGTTTAATGATGGCTCGGCTAATATTCCTGAAATTCCACGGGTAGGGGAGCCTGGAAACGCCTCCTGCCCAACTTGGGTTGCCACTGCCTTTAGTAAGTCTGGAGCGCCTAACGTAGGAACACTTTTTGGAGCAACAGTGGTATCGACCGACGTGCGAAGCAGGAATCCAACAGAAGACCCCGCAAACCTCGCACTCCAGCTCAACGCGCTTCAACTTTTCGACCTGCTTATTGCACTTACCGCGCTGCGATAGTCCTACGCATTGCAAGGAGCAGAAGCGGGACGCACTGTGCACTGGCTTTACTTGATAGTGTTTCCCACAGATCTCGCAACTCTTCGCTATCAACCCGCCCTTCCATTTTGGGTTCTTTGCACCGGATACATCTAACCCGGCTGCGTTAAGCGGCATTTCCGACCTCGTCTACTCGCCATCCGCCACCGTCTTTTTTCGGCTGAACCCGAATAACGAAGAACCGCATTGGGTACAAATCCGCTGCCACCTTAATCTTCACATTTGCATCCTCTTGCATGTAACCTTTGACCTCATGCATTTCTAGCGCCCCGTCGACCAACATGACGGCAAAATCTGGAGTATAGAAAGTGTTATCCGCAAGGCGTAACTTGATACCCTCGAACTTGAACCACGCCACCTCGCCAGCGGTGCGGCGCTGCTCCAGGGTCGCGGCATATGCCGCCTCCGTCTTGTTCATGGTGCCGGCCTTGAGTCGGCCCAGCGCTTGCAGCCCTCGCTTCATTGGCGAACCTCGATCGTCGTCGCCACCACGGCTGCCAAGCTATGTAAGCGCGCGTTGAACCAGCGTCGGATACAGTACGAACGCGCCACGCTGATGACTGTATAGATCAGGCCCATGATGAAGTTGGCGCCAGGGCTGATGTGAAACCCAAACATCGGGAAGATCAGCAGGTTCGCGAAATAGTTGATCGAGAACCCGATGCACGTGTTGATGACAGCTTCGATCAGGGATTCGAGTCGGCTTTGTGTCATTGGTCGAGCCCCGCAAACGTGATCGTGTAGTGCGTCGGATTGCGGTCAGCGTAGCGGTCGACGATGTCGGCCGCGCAAGCGTTCAGGCTCGGGTAGAACGGCTTGGAGCGCGGCGGTCGGTCGTCCGTGAACTTCCCTTGGATCATGGCGTCCCGCAGGACCACGAGCGAAGTGATCGCCTTCGTGATGTGCGACATTCCGGAATCCGGATCGATGTCCTCACCTTCCCACCAGTCCATCAGGTGGCGCATCGTGCCGTCGTAGTAGACCGAGCCACGTACACCGACAGCCCTATAGTTGTGTCGGCCATACTTGCTGGCCCCTTCGAGCATCGCCACGCCGACTTCGGCTAGGACGTTGGCGGGGACCGTCGACATCGGCGCCTTGCGCATGCCTACCATGTCCTTCGGGTTGCTCGGCTTCGCGCCTTCCAGCGTGTGGAACGTCAGCATTTCGTGCGAGTCTTCCATGTCATCCTTTCGTGTCGTCTTTGTTGCCGCCCGGCGGACGGGCGGGATGGCGCGTTATTCCTCGCTCGTGCTGACGGGCTTGCGACCATAGAGCGGCGTGTCCGAAATGATCCGGCCGACGTTCGGAATGTCGCTGTCAAGGTCAGTCCATGTCGTGATCTGGAACACACCTTTGCGGCCGCGCTTCGGTACGTAGACAACCTTCCGACCGATCGGCAGACCGGCCTCGATACGTTCGATGTCCGTGCGGCGGCGCGAGTTTTCTTGATGACGGCCGACGTGCGGATACTCACGCTGCAGCATGTCGTCCCACAGTTGTCCCAGCAACTGGATCGCGCGGCCATAACCAATCGATGCGCCAATGCGTTCCAGTTGGACCTTTTCCGGGGCCTCTGCCGCCTCCATCCGCTGCATAACGTCGTTCAATTCCATGTCTGCCTTTCAGGTAGTTGTCGATGCCGGAATCTCGGCTTCGGTTGATGTTGACTGCTTTTCTCGCTTCGCCAGCTGCCGCTCGATCCACTCCTGCCGAATCACCACATCTTCCGCCCTGAAGAATCGAGCACACGGCTTGGAGGACCACGGCACGAACGGGTTGATCAAGGGCTGGGCGTTGTCGTACCCCGTGCACCGCCCTAGCCCCACTCGCGCATGGTCTGGGTACTCCTTCATCTTGAAGTGCTTGCAGCGGGCGCAGTTGTCGTTTGGTATAACGGTCATGCGACACCTGCCAACGCCAATGCCTGGCCGGTCGCCGGCGCGGGGCTATCCAGTAGCGCCCCGAGCGGTCGACCGCAGTTGATTACCTGTAGCGCCGCCGCCTGATTGCCGACGAGCCGGACGCACGGCTTCGCGAGTTGCTTCGCAGTGTTGTGCGTGCTGGCCGTGCCAAGCAGATATTTCGGGTATTCCGGCACTTGGCCCGATATCCTGAAGCCGCGGTAACGCGTGATGAACTCCTTCGCCACGAAGGGCCAGTTCTCATCCTCGTACGAATTGATGCGCACCCAGCCGCCCATGTCGTGCAGCACGCGGTGGATGACTGGATCGTCGAAGGCGACGTCGGCCCAGATTCCGATCCGACGCACGGCACCGTCGACCTTCGACCATGCCAACTGCGCCTGATCCTCGGTCCGGCCCTGCAGCACCTTCGTGACGTCGGCGATCTTGGGCATGAACTGGCCGCTGTCAGGGTTCTGCGTGTGCTGCCAAAGCGCGCGCTCGATCGCGGCGTAGTCGTATTGCTTCAGGCCTTCCCAGTACAGGCCGATGCTCGTGATCGACAGTTCCTTGCTGTAGTAATCCGCAATTCCAGTGATGAGCGTCACAAAGTTTTTGCGATCATTAGGCTGCATGTCCGCTCTCCTCCAGCCAGCGTTGAGCGTTTTGGGCCGTGGTCTGCCCCTGCTTTCCCAGTTGCGCCGGCTGCTTGGACGCCTCGGCCTGACGACGCTTCATCACGAGCGCACCCCAGTTTTTACGAAGCGCCCGCGGGCACTGAATGTTCTGGCACCAAAACGAATCGTGTAACGCCCAGCGAAACAGTCCACCGATCTCCTTATGTGTGCGGTCGTCGATCTCTCGCATCACCCGGACGTCGCGCGCCCAGGTTGCAAAGTTTGGCTTTCTAGCAGTTGCGTCTACGCTCAGCAGAACGTCGTACATCCAGCGCGCGCAGCGCTCGTCCTCCTCGCTACCCGGCTTCTGCTCGCGCTTTTCCTTCTTTGGCACGATCTTCACGTTGACGCTCTCTGCGGCATCCAGGAGGCGAAGAATCGTCTCCGAGTCGACGGTGACGGACGGCGCCGACTCCGCCATCCGGCGAAGGGTCGAGAGGTCACACATCGGTGCACTCCCCGCGTTGCTTCAACTGCCATTTGGCCAGTTCGCCGGCGACCCATTCCACGCCCTTCGCGGTGAACTTGGCCGTGTTGTAGGCGTGGCCGTTGCCCTGGGCGGTACCGGCGCGCATCTCGAAGCGCCCGGCCTCAATGTGGTTCGCGTGCGCCGTCCACTCGCCATTCAGCGGGTACATGATCTTCTGCGAGTGAAGAAAATGGCGGAACTCAGGCTCCTTGACCTTCAGCAGCTTCGCCACCTGGCGGAAGGTCATCAGGCCGGTCGATTCGACGTAGCGACCCACGAATTCCAACGCTGGTTTCGCCGCCTCAATCTGCGCGGCAAGCGCAACGCGCTCCCGTTCGGACTCCATTGCCATTTCGAGGATCTGCAGGCGCGACAGCTCGACGGGCGCCGGCGCGCGCGCTTCCAGTTCCTGCCAACGATCGACAAGGCGCGCAGTGAACTCGGGCGAGAGCTGAGCGACCACGACGTAGGAGTCTCGTTTCGTCAAACGATACTCCGCGGCCGGCCGTCCCAGGCTATCGAGGTATTCCCCCAGTGGGGGATGAGAGATGGCGCCGCGGTCGGCGAGCCGTTCGATGCTTTGCTTCACCTTGTCATGCCGGGACTCGACCAAGTCGGCAATCTCGCGACTCGACATTGTCACTTCACCGCTTCCAACGGTTTGCAGATTCAACATGCATCCCATGTCAATCCCCCTCCCTATCCCATGAGTGCAGACAGCCAGGTCTGCGGGTTCTTGCGCATTCGATTCCGCTGCAGGTAGTGGCCGTGCCGGTGCGGGTCAGCCTTGAGCCTGACCCAGTAACGGGCGCACTTCTCATGCTCACTCTGCGGTGCCGGGCGCTCCGCGTCAGCAGCAGCTCCGACGGCATATACCGGTGACCGCCATGCGCCGGACGCATCCTGGCGCCAAGAAACGACGTGAATCCGGCCGGCGGCGTGCAGATCAATGAGGTAGACCCGGGCGCGCTGCAGCAGCATCTCGTCCACGACCTCGGCTGCCGTCATCGGGCGCGCACCTAGCTTCTTCATAATCTGCTCGTACCGGTCGTCGACTGTGACGCGACCCTTAGGTGCTCTCGCCTTCCGAAACGGCACATCCGGCTTGTCACCCAGGCCATACGTCGGCGCCGATCGCTGTCCCTCTTGATTACGGGCGTGGCCCGCGACATGCAAAAGTCGCGGCTTCTCGGCCATCATTCCGTTTATGTGCCACTGGGCGCCACCGCGTGAAAGGTGCAGCTTGTCGGCCACTTGCTGCGCAGTTAGTGGCCCGGCTTGGACAGCGGCGAGGATGCGAGTGCGCTGGTATGCCCGGCGCGGATCCGGCTTGCGGACGTCGTTCGGCATCACGCCACCTCCTTCCGGATCTCCCGCATCACGCTCGTGCTGTTGATCCGGTGGCGCACGCGGCGCGCGACCTCGATCGCTGCGTGGTCGACGTCGATGGAACGAGAGTTCACCAGCTGCGCGTCGTGGCAGTCCAGGGCGTGATTGATGGCCGTGAGCTCGGGGCCAGTGCAGACGAAACGATCGTTAGTGAGTGCCGCACGCTTACCGATGGAGAGCAGCGCGTCGCGCGCAGCGATGGTCGTCTGGCGGAACTCGTCGCCAATGCCCATCTCGCACATGACGTTTGCGATGTTGATGGCGCCTACGATGCGGTTCCACTGTGCGCGGGTGCCCCGCCCTTGCGCCATGTCGACCATGGCCAAGTGATTGAGGGTCTGGATCTCCTGCAGCTTGTCGCGGTGGGTGTCGCTCATGCCACCGAAGATCGACAGGACGTTGGTTGTGTAGCCCTTCGGGCGGTATTTCTTGTTGCGCGGCTTCTTCATGCTGCCTCCCGCTCCGGCTGCTCCGCATCCATCGCCTCCATGTCGAAGAGCGACGGCATGCTGACCTCGCGCTCCATCGCACGGCAGTAGTGCACCTGGTCCGCGAAGTAGGATGGGTTGAGCTCCGATCCGGCGCCGCGGCGACCCAGCTTCATCGCCCTGACCGGTACCGTACCCAGGCCGCAGAATGGGTCATAGACGATGTCGTCCGGGTTGCTGTAGCGCTGGATGAGGCGGTCGACGATGTCGATCTGGAATGGGCAGACGTGCTTCTCGACCGCGCGTGCCGACTGCTCGCCGTTCAGGGTGCGCATACGCACGATGTCATGCCAGACCATCGGATCGCTGCTCCCGGGCGCCAAGCTAAGGTAATCGGCCGGCAGCGTCTTATTGGCGAGCATGGCTTCGCCAACCGCTACGTGGTATTCGTAGTTGTAGACATTCGACAGCGACAAGTCCGTGAACATCTTCGCCAGCTTGGCAGGACCATAGCTGGCCAACTCGGCTGCACTGAGCAGGCGATCTCCACTCGATCGCCAGAACGCATGGGCATCGACCTGCCAGCGCGCGACGCTGTAGCCGGTACCGGGGATCGGCGCGAGACGACGATCGAAGCTAACTGGCATGCCGTCGTCGTCCTGACAAAGCGGCTTTGCCTTTGTCACTGGAACGTCAGCGTAGCCTCGGCTGCGATCGGACTGCGGCTTGTGGAACAGCAGGATGTATTCCGGCGAGCCGACGCCCATCTTCGTGCCGTCCTTGCACACCTCGCTGTAGCCCAGTCGGTAGGTCTGGTTGTTCTCGCGCACGACGTCGGTAACGACCGTGATCATGCCCATGTAGTCGAAGCCGTGCTTCATCCCATGAAACAGCGCTTCGGCGTGGAATGGACTTACGGTCGGCACGCCGGCGCCGGTCACATTCCCGAAGTTGATCCTATCCTTGACGTGACAGGCATAGATGCGCCCCGGCTGCAGGATCCGGTGCAGCTGCGGCGTCAGGAAGTCCATCTGCGCCCAGAAGTGGGCGTTGTCCTGGGTATGGCCAAAGTCGTTGTAGCTGGGCGTGTACTCGTAGTGATTCGCGAACGGGATGCTGGTGACGATCAGTCCGACCGAGTTGTCCGGCTGCTCGATCGCCTCCAGCACGCAATCGTTGTTCGCCACCGTGAAGCGCTCGCCCTTCACGACATGCCGCTCGACGCCGATCGTGCGCGCGAGTGAATCCTGCATCGACAGCTGGTCCAGGCCATAGGTGCGGATGATCTCGCCCATCTTTTCCTGCATCTCGTCGTGTCGGCGCCACTTCTCTTGCAACTCGGCCAGCACCGCGCGCTCGACCTCCGTGTGGATGATGTCGATGACGACCGGGCGCGTTTGCTGGAACCGCTGCACGCGGTGGACGGCCTGTATGAAGTCGTTGAACTTGAACCCGATACCAGCGAAGATCTCGCGGTGGCAGTGCACCTGGAAGTTGCAGCCGGATCCGGCGATAATCGGCTTGGTCGAAAGGATCCGAAACTTACCGTCGCTAAAGTCTGCGATGCGCTGCTCGCGCTGCTCCAGGTCCTGCGTACCCCAAACGCTCATCGCTTCCGGCACCGCCGCCTGAATGGCATGGCGCTCATCCTCGAGGTCATGCCAGACGACAAAGTGGTCGTTCGGTGCCTCGCCAACGATTTCCGCCACCTTCGCAACGCGAGCAGCCATACTTTGACGCTTCTCGCCGGCTGCAGCCGAAAGCCCCATTGCGACGTTCGGGATCAGGAGGCCCTGTCCGTTCTTCTCCGCGCCCGCAGCTTCATAGTCGCTCGGCACCTCGTGGTAACGCACCTCGAGTGGAGGCAGGTCATAGCCTTCGTCCGAATGACCCAGGTCACTCGGACGGCGGATGAAGCACGCCCAACTGGCAACCCACAGCCAGAACTCCTGCTCCTTGTGCGGGTAGAGCGTCAGGTTGCCGGCCTTCTCGCTGTCGCGCTGGAAAAAGCGGGTCAGGGCCTGCCCGGTGTCCATGACGCCCAGGAAACCAGCATAGTGGATCAGCTCCTTGAAGCGGTTCGGGCTCGGCGTCGCCGTGAAGACGAACTTGAACTCGACCTGGTCGAACATCGGCAAGAACTCCTGATAGGTCTTGCTGCCGTAACTGCGCAGGACGCTCGCCTCGTCCAGCGACGTCGCGCCAAAGCGGCCGATCGTGATCTTGCCTTCGCGGACCGATTCATAGTTCGTCATGTAGACGGTACCGGGGCCGTCGATTTCGGCGTCCGACCGGATGAACTTCAGATCGATGGCATAGTCACTGGTGAAGCGCTTGGCGACTTCGCGGGCAAACTCCTGGCGCACCCCGAGCGGCAGGACGATCAGCCGGTACATCTCCGGAAAGCGGATACCTATCTGGCGCATTACCTCGAGGTTCGTGCTGGTCTTATGCAGGCCGAACGAGGCGAAGATGGCGCGCTGGCCGCCCTGCAGAGCCCATCGGACGATGTCGCGAGTGTGCGGCTTGAGACCCGGATTGATCTGGTCGAGTTGCACATCGAAGCCACGCGCCGGCGCCAGGCGGATCTTATCGCGAAGGAAGGCGTTATATTCTTGTAAAATGTTGCCAGACATAATTACTCCACGGTGATTTGTTCAGAGGCCGCGGCGGCTGCAACCGGCGCGGTCTCGCTATTTCGAAGCAGGCCTTTAGCCCGCAAGATCTGCCGGCTCTCTTCCCGGGCAGCGTCGAAGCGCGCGTCAACCGATTCCCTACTGGTCCCGCTGGCCGCATACCCGCCGTCGAGCCAAGCGTGGCAGTCGTAACACCCATAGCAGCCTTCCTCGTCCGGCGCTTTCAGGCCCATGCCCTTACCGTCCGCCAGACGGTTCGAGTGGCACCAGACAGTGGTGTCCGGGTTTCGGTTACAGATGCCTGGGAAGCGCAGCGTGCAGTCCTGGCCCTGGGCCGAGGCGCGGATCGGCGTCATCTTCGGGCCATTCGATTTCAGCTGCTTACGCGGCTTGGTCAGCTTCAGCGTCTTCGCCTCCTTAGCAGTCTTGTGTCGAACCGCAGCTACGCGCAGCACGCCGGCGCCGGAGGATGGGGTCTTGAAGCCGCTGCCGCGCGACATCGGCGTCTTGCGCTGGAGTGGCTTGCCTGGCTTTAGGGCTGACCGGCTCAGCATGCTAGGATGTCCTTTTTGACAAGGAGTCGCCCATGGAAAAGCCACGACTGAACGAAGACCTGTACATTGCAGAACTGAACCGCCGCCTGCAGGAGCACCCGGATTACTCTCCAGGCATGGCGTTCTTGCCCCACCCACAGGGTGCTACGGGTGGCAATATCATGGGGATTGCGATTGCCGGCTTTGGCTACAACAGCACGTACATAGACGTTAGCAACGCGGTGCAAAATGACTTTGACGTTGAGGTGACGTATGCCGGCTTTCAGCGGGAAGTTAAGGGGTAACGTTTTCATGGCGCCACCCGCTTGAACTCGACCACCCACACCCAGGGATTGACGTCCCAGCTGCCGGCACCGTTGATGCTCTCCCATAGCGCGCGGTAGGCCTGCGACGCACAGGAATAGCGGGTGCCGAACCCGGCGAACGGTTCATATGCCACGTCGTCCAGCGGGAATTCGGAATCGTGCCAGTCGTACGGGTACCGATGCAATCCTTCTTCGCGCGCGTCGCGCGGGCTGATGTCCTGCAGCCGCTCGACGCGCACGCCGGTGATCTCCAGCAGGATGCGGCTGGCCCAGCGAGGCATGTGGATGGACGGACAGGCTTTGCGCGAGTACCACCATGCGATGTCGAACCCATCAGGCGTCAGCACGTCGACGCCGTCAACGGTGTAAGCGCCTCCGTCGTACTTGGGCGCAAGCGGCTCCCCAGTCAGAAGATTCAGCATTGGCCGGCGATGCGTGGTCTCTCGCACCCACAGGCGATCGCCAGGCCGGCCATACGGGCAATCGCGCAACAGCGCTGCCTCCGTAATCGGTTCTTGGCCGCCGTACTGAAACCGATTGGTATGCGGGTCCGTGGCTATTTGGATTGGGTAGTCGGGCTGATAACGCAGTGCGCGCCGCGACTGCGTTTTCGTCCCATCGAGCAGTGCGCGCACCATCGGGCCGCTGAAGAGGATTGGGCGCTCTTTCATGCCACAACCTCCACTGCCAACCTCCCAGACTTGACGCGCGCGCCCATCTTCATCAGTGCTTGTGCGGTGTCGTATGGCGCCTGCCAGGCGGGCGCAGGCTTACGCCGCTCGGCTGCCGACACATCGAACATGGCTCGGATCATCTGCTCGCCAGTGGCAGGGGGACGGCGCCGGCGAAGACAATCCTCTGGAACTCCAATCCGACGCCCTCGGTGAACCAAGTCAACCAAATAGCCAACAACCTCTTCGCCTGTATTGGCAATAACGCCGCGGGTAGGTGGCGAGATGATCGTGACCTCACGCCCCATCAACTCCGGGAAGCTTATGGTTTTGACGATGATGCACACCTCGCCGACCCGAAACGGACCGCGTTCGTTGAAGGCGGCGCTCATGCATCACCTCCAGCAATGCTCTTGAACCCAAAGCCCTCCGGACGATTCGACCAGGCCGGAATGTCCAGGCGCGTACCGCGGCTGTTGATCTGGTACTTCTTGCTCAGGCCCGGGCTTGCGAACACGTTGCGCGTCGGCGCCGGAGCGATCTGGCCGACGTACTTCTCTTCCGGCTTCTCGCTCTGCTCGTCGTAGTAGTCGGTAGCTGCTCGGCTGCAGGCGATCTTTCCGCGCTCGGTTTCGATCAGCCAGCCGCCACGAATTGCGCCTTGCAGGGCAACGTCGCGCTCATACTTGCTTTTCCCAAAGTTCACGGCCAGGAACAATTCGGCCTCGGTGCAGGAGCCGTACTTGTATAGGTACTCGCCGGCAAGGTACGGGATCTCGCCCGGTTGCGGGCGGCGGATGTTTTGACGTTGGGTCATGCTGCCCTCCCGGCAATTTGACGTTCGTGCGCGAAGTTCGCGCGGATGAGCGCTTCCGAAAGCGGCGGGCACACACTGTTGCCGCACATGCGGACCTGCGCAGACTTGGTCAGCGGGACGCGTGGCAGCGAAAGTGGATCAACGTCGACCTGATGGCCGTCGACGAACAGCTTCGCCGGGTCAGGAATCTCGTCGATGATGTAATCGGCCGGGAAGCCCTGAGCGCGATACAGTTCGTGCGGAGCGAGCATGCGCAGACCGATGTCGACGATCTCGTAATCCTGCCCCTGGATCGTCACCAAGCCATAACGATCTTTCGTCGTCACGGTGTGCAACGGCTCCCCCAGTCGCGGATCCTGATCAGTGCCGTAGTACTTGAGCAGGAATGCGCGCACCTCGGCATGATGCTGCCCCTGGGCGCTGATCGTGCCGATCGGCTCGTCCATGCTCGCAGCCGTTGACGTGCCACGAAGCTTGATAAGGTTGCTGGTCACCACGCCAAGCGCATGCGGAGCGCCGGCCGGATTTTCTTTTGGGCCCGCGGTGATGGTCGGCATCGGATCAACCATGTCGCTGCCGGTCGATCCGGTGCGGAACTTGGTCAGATGCGCTGTCACCAAGCTGTGGTGATCCGTGCTGGTCACCGTGCCGATCGGCTGCTCGAGCTGAGAACCTACGACCCCCGTGTAGTGCTTCGCGAGGAACGCCGTCGCAACCGCGGTATCCGCCTTAGCAGTAATGGTGGCCGTCGGCTCATCGGCGCCACGTGGACGGCTGTCGCCGGCGCGGCCTCCAACCCCGACAAGCGCTGCCGACACCATGCTGAAGTGCCCACCCTTGACCTGGGCGCAGATCGTACGCAGCGGCTCGTCCGCAGGCATCACACGCTGGTTGCTCGCATTGGCGTGCTCGTTCAGGAAGGCCGTGACAAGCGCCGCCTTACTCGATCCAACCACGGTGCCAAGCGGCTTCTCGATGTCGAGCGCACGGGGCGCCTGGCCTTCACGCTCGCCGTACCCGACTTGCACCATCGTGGCTGTCGCCAGGGCTTTCTCACCGCGCTGGGCACCGGTGATAGTTCGGAACGGCTCGCGCACGGATTCGCTACGATCGCCGCCCTGATGCGTGACCGGGACGATACTCGGCACAACTGCGGCTCCTCGGCCGACGATGAACGGCGATTCTGCGTCCACGACGTACCGCATGATGCCCTTTGCGATACGGCGCAGCGTTGCATCCGCCAAGGGACGCTTGCGATCGAAGATCGACGGGCACGGCAGCGCCCAGTCGATGCATTCCGCCGCGGTGCGGTACGGCTGCAGCTTACCGGCACGGACGCCGACGGAGTCCGGAGCACCATGCGTCGCCATCGGCCAACGGATCGGCAGACCATCACGGCGCGCGACCAGGAAGAAGCGCTTTCGGATGGTCGGCGTATCGTGGTCGCAGGCGCGCAACTCACGATATTCGACCTTGTAGCCGTGCCCCTCCAACTGGCGAACGAAGCTCCGGAACGTGACGCCCCGCTTTGCCGGATCCGGATACCAGACTTCGGCGCCGTCAACGACCTTCATCGTCAGCGGGCCCCACGTCTGGAACTCCTCGACGTTCTCCAGCATGATGACGCGCGGTTTGCACTTTGCCGCCCAGCGCATCGTCACCCACGCCAGGCCGCGGATCTTCTTCTCGACCGGCTTTCCGCCCTTTGCTTTGCTGAAGTGCTTGCAGTCCGGTGACAGCCAAACCAGGCCAACAGGCTGATTGTTCGTTACCTCGATCGGGTCGACGTCCCACACGCTCTCGCAAAGGTGCTTTGTGTACGGGTGATTGATGGCGTGCATCGCGAGCGCTTCCGGGTCATGGTTGATCGCGATATCGACCGGACGTCCGAACGCCGCCTCGAGACCGGTACTGGTTCCGCCGCCGCCGGCGAAGTTGTCGATGATGAGTTCAGAGCCGAGGTCGAGACCCATGGTCATGAGATCACGCTTCATGCCCACACCCCCGACGGCACCAAGTTGAAGAACGCCGCCATCAGCGGGTGATGCGCCGGAATGGCCTTCGACACGCGCACCTTGAACTCGACGTCGTCCTCCATGATGTGGAAGTGGCGCGCCGGATCCTGAGCCGCGATCGTCAGTTCGCACTTGCGAGGCTTCGCCGGGCGCGAAGCTGCTTGCTCGTCCAGCCTGGCGAGGTAGGCGTCGACCTTCGCTGCGTCGCTCGTGAGGCGGCACACCAGGTGGCCAGCGACATACACCGATTCGACGAGGCCGTGCAGGTCGACCATGTACTTGCGAACGCCCGACGGGCCGATGGCGAGCAGACCGCCGACCTCATCGCGCGAGAGTTCGCTGACCTGCAGGGCAGTGATCAGGGTGCGCACGCGCTCGATGCGCTCCACGGTGCGGGATGGGGTGACGTAGCGGGAGCGGCTCATGCTGCACCGCCGTTCTGGCATGGCGCTGCAGTAGCCCGGTCGATGCGTTCGATGTCGGCCAGGATCAAGGCAGCAGCTTTAACCAGGTTCCGGCGGTCGTCCGTCGGCTTCCACCATTCCTTGTCCCACGGCCAATCTTCAGGTGGCCCGTAGTTAAGGGCGTTGCCTTGCATGGCATAGCACGCAGCGGCCATGGAAAGCTGCCCATCCTCGTAGTCGTCGTCCTGATCAGGATGCCAGCCTTCTTGCTCGACTTGCCGTCTGCGCTCGGCCAGCACGTCTTTAGCCGCCAGTGTTGTCGCACCCTGAAAGCTCAGCGCCTCAACCAGACGTGGATGGAGCTCGATCACATCGGCCGCAGGATCGACGATCTCGTTCTTATCCCACATGATCACGTAACACATGCCACCGATGACGCGGCCGGGATAACCAGGCCCTTTATCCAGCGTGGCCTTGACGGCATCGTAGAAGGCGCGCAGATGCTCGGGATCTTCTTCGTCAAAGAACGTCGGCGCATTCTCCTTTGCGCCGCGCTCGGGGTAATAACCCTTGTCAATGTCGTGCAGAATGGACATCAGGTCGCCGGCTGCTTCGATGTCGCGCTCGGAAGGTTTCGCCATTTTCACGCTGCACCTCCGACTTCGAACATGTCGATAACGCGCGGATCGCGAACGGAAGCGTTCGCAGCGACGGCCTGCGCGAAGTCAGCTGCGGTCAGCTTCTGGCGACCGACCGCTTGCGCCTGATAGACGATGTCGCCGGGGCGGAGCCAGTCGTTTTCCCGGATCAGGTCAGGCAGAGACGATGCGCCAAACTCCTGACCAGTGACCGACCAGAACACGCCGCGGCCGATATCCATTGCCGCGAGCACGGCGCACGCATAGGACAGGCCGGCATGATCCGCGCCGTTGATGGCGCCGAACAGCGCACGCACCGCCTTGTGATGTTCAGGGCTGACGCAGGCGCTGATGTCGTCGCGCTCTTCCTGCAGGTAGTCGTTGGCCAGCGTCTTGGCCGCGCCAAGCAGCTGGACCGCGAGATTCGACCAGTGTGCCGCGCGCGCTTCGAACTGGCGCGAGGACTGATCTTCACCGACGTGCGCCGCCGGCGTGATTTTTTCTGATAACATGCGCTCTCCCTTGTAGTTGCTTCACTAAGCCCGCCTGGCCGCGGGCTTTTTCATTTCTGCTGTCCTTCCAGCAGCTCTCGGTACTTCTTCTTGCTCATCACATGCCCGGGCTCGATCGGCGCCGGCTGTTGCTCTTCTTCGTTTTGCTGCATCTGCTTCCTTTCTTTGTTCAGGCCTAGGACGCCAGCTCGCGAATCTCCTTCACCGGCAAGTCCAAGCGCTCGTGGATTCGAAGAATCGTGCGGTCGCTCAGCAGTCGCATCCCCGAGCGCAGCTTGCTGATGTCCGGCGGCGTCATGCCCAACTCGCGGGCCAGGGCCGAGTCGCTCTTGATGTCGAACCGCTTGCGCAGCGTGTCCAGCAGCTTCGATACGTTTGTCATCTCTTGGGCTCCCTGTTCGAGGTATTGGTGGCAGCATGCCCGCCGCCTGGGTCTTCCTTACAGCGAAGCCGGTTTCTCGGACATGCCGTTCAGGCGCTCGATCAGCTGCATCATTGGACGGAAGGCCTTGAACACCGCCGCGCGCACCCTTTCCACTTCGTGTTGTTCGACGCGACCATCTTCCAGCGTCATATGGACCTCATTCGCGACGTCGCCCAAGCGCTGCCAAATGCAGGTGACGTTTTCAAGCACGCCCATGTCCGAAGCGGGCTGTTCTTCGAGCTTCGTCAAGACAAAGCCATGTGACTCAGCCAGAGCGTGCAAAACCGAGTAGTCTTCCGTCAGCGACATCACACGCTCGATGTCGTCGATGGTCACGACGTTGGCCTCGTTGTTCGGATTGGCCTTATTGCGCAGGATCGTTGCCGACATACCGAGACGAGCAGCCAGGGCGATGCAACCGCCAGGTGCGGAGTGAACGGTTTGGTGGAAAGCGTCTTTGGCGTTCATGCTCTTGTCTCGCTAAAAAATGATGTTTTGGAAACTTGTTGTTGAGAGAATGCTTACATCGAAACTTCGCCAACCCTGGAGCTCAACATGCCGGACACTGCCTTCGTACTGCTGAACTGCGATTTGATCGCTGTACCGCTTCAACTGGGTTGCGCCGGCGTCGTTACGATCTATTGCGGGGCTAAGCGTGCTGGTCAGCTGCTGCCTGGCCTCGATGCAGCATCCTTTGAGTCGGTCGCACGACGCATCGGCGAATCGCCCGTGGCACCAGAGCAGCGCTCGGCATGCAGCTCCTCGAGTCGGTCGCCGATGAATTTCGAGGGGCGCGATCCCCGGGTTCCCGCCAAATACGCAGCAATCGTCGATTGCCCGCATGGGACCAGATCGGCCAACTCCTGCTGAGTAAGCCCGGACTTTAGTAGGTCCGACGTGATTTTTTGCGTATCCATGGGCAAACAATATCACGTTCGTGTTTGGACCGTCAACACCAACGTGATTGTGTTATGTATTACATTCGTGATATGGATACTTTGGCAAAGCGGCTCATCTGGGCCCGAGAACAAAAGGGGCTTACCCAGGCGGCGCTAGCGAAGCTAAGCGGCGTCACGCAGAGCACGATCGGGAATCTGGAATCGGGTATTCGGTCCAGCGCACGCCGTATCGTCGACATTGCTGCCGCACTCGATGTAAATCCGAACTGGCTGGCAAACGGTCAGGGAAATGCGACAGAAGTGGACCTAAATAAACTGGGCGTTGAGGAGCCCCTTACTCAGTACAGGGCAGTCAACGATGGCCCACGGAGCCGGCCTGTTGGGCGCGATGCCAACTATATGGAAGATGTTTCGCTGTCGTCCGAGACGACACTCGAACGATTGAACGCGCGAGAGAAAATGATTCTTGAGCTATATCGCCGCTCGAGCGACGAAGGCAAGCTTATGATATACGGCGCCTGCAAGGCAGCCGCAGAATATAACGACGCCACGATTGTCGGGCGCTCAGAGTAGTTGCAGTTTGATTGCCTCCGCCGGGGTCGTTCGACGGTATGACTCCGACATCTCAACGAACACAGACTGCGCACTACGCTTCATGGCGCGAAAATTCGACACCAGGCGCCGCTCCTGAACCGTCAACTGAAACTCATCATTGTCATTCTCGGCCGCAAGGACCAACTTCGGCATCGTCTCGTCTGACATCTTTACTCCTTTGCAAGTGTCCTACTAACTATATGGCGTAGGACATGTCCTACATGCAACGAAAAGAGCGGTCTTTATGGGCTATTTACGATGCATAAAACGACTAAGTATCACATTGCCCTACGCAAACATAAAGCTCTAGTTATCACTTCCGGTCTCAATACGGTATCCTGACCGGAAAAGTGCCATCGTTTGTATGGCACTCGCAACACTGCTGTTCCGAAACGCGCAAGAATCGCGCGCATGAAAGAACAGCCGCCCAAGAAGCCTCCCATCAAGACCGCGATGCGCCTGCCCGCCGAGTTGCACGCCGACCTCAAAGAAGCCGCCGAGCGCGAAGATCATTCGATGAACGACGAGATCATCCTTCGCTGCACCGCCATGTCAGGCGGCGCCTCTCTCGCCACCATCCTTGCCCAGACCCAGCGCCTGAGCGAAGAAAATCGGCAACTCAAGGCGGAGGTCCAAAAAACTCAACAAATGGTTCAGTCCATCATTGACGCTCTAAGGCCGGGGAGAAAGCGCTAGCCATCGGGCGTTCATATTGTAGGTCCGAAACACTGTATGTTCATACAGTATAGGTTTGCATGTTGGGCAAGGTCAAGTAATTCTGTACCTTTGCACTCAACCTTTCTATACTGTCCGTATGGATGATCTAAAACAACTTTTGGCTGCCTGGATCCGCGATGCGCGGAAGGCAGCCGGACTATCTCAAGAGGACCTCGGCGCTAAACTAGCGCTCGAGATGGGCGACGACCGCGGCTATACGAAGGCCAACATTTCCGGATGGGAGAACGTCAAGCATAGCCCTAGCCTGAAACAAGTGATGGCGATCGCTAAGGTCACTGGCGCCGGCCTTCCTGCGCCAATACTCGATGTGCTCCAAAACGATCAGCCAAGCGCTGCAACAATCCCGACAGGCGCCGACGTCTTGAGGCTGTTTCCTGGGGCTCGACCTGTACGTGTAGGCGACGAGCTGCACACGCTACCGATCCGGTTCGTGAAGCTGAAACTTCATGCTGGTGTCGCCCGCTTCGAGACTGAGCCAGTGCTTGAGGATTGGGGCTTGCTACCCATGCCGAGATCTGTGATTGAGAAGCACAACCTTTCACCGGCCCAGTTGCTCGCAATGCGTGTTTCAGGCTGCAGCATGGAGCCGATGTTGTTTGAAGATGATGTCGTCGTCATCAACACCGCGGATACGCGCCCGATAAGCCGCGAGGTGTACGCCGTCAACTTCGATGGCGAAGCTTGTGTCAAGCAGTTGCGCTACCAGGGCGGTCAGTGGTATCTGCATTCATTCAATCCAGATTTCGGACCGATCAACATGCGCAGCGGCCAGTGCAACATCGTCGGACGTGTGGTCTATCAGCCCGGCCGAGTCGTGACGGGGCGCCTGTAGAGTGAGAAATCCAAACACTGAGCAGCCATGACCGACAGTGCATCTCTGCGGCCGCACAGGCACTAAACGATTACATCGTCGCCAGTGGGGCGAGCACCTCAACCTCGCTGGATTCTCGGCTATTGCCATGTCTCCCGAAAATTCTTATTACGCACGGGAACGTGAGAATGTGTTGGTCTTTTGCCAAAATAACATGGTATTATTCCTATATGCAATGGAACTGGTGAGTTGCTGCATACTTAAGGAGTAGCATAAATGATGCTCGACGCGCATGACGCGGACGCCACGCAGATCGAACCGCCTCATCAAGATGGCGCGTCTGAGATTCAGGCGCCCCCTGCCAGTAAATCGGCATTCAGGCGAGTGGTCGGCTTGCTGCGAAGTATGTGGGAGCCGGCGCCAGAGCAAAGCGAAGAGGAACAGCAAAGCAGGGCTTGGTGATAACCAGCTGATTCCGCCCTGTAGAATCCGCAGGGCGAAATTTGAATCTCGACATTCACGCCGGCACAGAGTTGCGCAATCGGTAGCGCCGGGCCTGGCGCAGTACGAAGCCTGGGACGCGCAGCGCCTGACGTAGTCAGTCCGATTAGCCGGCTACAACTCGACCGATCGCGAAGTATCAGCCGGCTCGGAAGTCGACAGTTTGGTTAGCTTTGCCGTGATTACAATCTTCGCATAAGACCTGTAGATTCTCGATGTCTAGCGCTAGAGCGGGAAATCGGCGGCGCGACTTAACGTGATCAACGTTTAGGACCACCCCAGCCCCAGGCGTCGCGCCACAGCAAAGGCAAACGCGACCATACTTTTTGAACGCCTGGAGCCGCAACTGACGCCATTCGAATGACTTGAGGAATTCTGCCGAGTTGACATAGGCACCCCACTCTGATGCGGAAGGGAGCGGCTTGGGGGCCGAGCTTGGCTCCGCCGGCACGGATATGGGCGCAATCGTCAGGCCCAGTGTCTTCATTGCCTTCGCCACTACCCGCTTAGCTTTCCGCACCTTCTTTGACTCCTTCGGCGTAGCGCCGAAGAGTGCAATATTAGTTTCTTTTCTTGCCCTCAAATCCGCCTTGCGAGCTCGCATCGCAGCGTACATTGCATCGCCATCCACATCTTTTAAACGGTTCTTCTTAAACCATCCAGATGGCAGCGGGTAGTCAATGCCTGCAATTTTTGCCTCAGCGAGCGTTAATGCCGCGGAGCCACGTCGGTACTTAGCAATGTACTCTTCTAATGTCATGAGGCAACTTAAGACTGAGATCAACAGATCATCTCATTTTACACGACGCTTCCGAGGCTTACGATCGCCGCGTGGCAGCTTCATGTCGAACCTTGGCAGCCATCGCTCAAATACAGTCAGCAGCAGGCCAGGCGGAACATACCAAGTCTTCAGCTCAGCATTCCATCGAGCGCCCAACCGTCGGGCTTCGTCTTTTTCCGCGTAGGGCACGTTCAGTTTGGTCACGGCCTCTATCCCTCCTGCGCACGCGCGCATTAGATAACTCGAACTCAGAATATAGACAACTCGACTGTTATCTAATCAAGCTGGCTTCTACTACGGCCGCTTCGCTGCACGCTTGCTTCGCAAGCTCTCGCACTATCGTGCTCGGCGATATCTTTTCTTTACTTACGTTTTTTCTCTAGCCCCCAACCCCAGAGATATAGCTAATACGCGTGCATATGCGAGCGCGTACGTTTCGCTTCCTTCAGGCGTTAGCTCGACAAGCGTTTTCACGCCCGAGGCACCATCCGACAGACTTTCGGGTACAAGGCTCTCTCTTCGCCACCTTGTGTGAGTCTCACCCTCGCCCCCCCGTTTTTTTCACCAGGTCGCAGTCTCACCTATCCCCCTACACCTGTGTGTTTTCTGCATGTAGGGCGGCTGATTCCGTCAGCTCGGTTGCTCTCTGGGCCTTTAGCGTCGGAGTTTCCCTCCCCGCCCCAGGCTTGCAATCAGCAGAACTCACCTGATGGACGAATTTTAACCCAATCATCACGTTTGTGTTGATCTTTTTAAACACGTATGTGATACTGTGTTCAACGTAGCGAACTCAACCAGGAGCCGCAATGACGCAGACGACCAAGCCGAGCAATCAACAAGTGCGTAGTTGGATGCACCGGCGCCAGGCGGACAGAACACCGCCGCCGGCGCCGGATCAGGTCCGGATGGAACTGGGCTGGAAGATGGTTGAGGCAGAGCGAGAGACGAATAGGATCAAACGATGAACACCCTGAAGAACGACGGCTACCGATTCATGGTGAGCCCTACCGGCCGCGAAGCGAACTGGATTCACCCGCTGGAAGTCGAGGCGCGCGCACCGGGCTGGCACGACTGCACGGACATGGACGACACCGAGTTCGATCTATTCATGGCCGAACTGCGCGTGAAGTTTCCTCCCTTGGCTGCGTGAGGAAAGACATGAGCAAGCAATGGGATGAAGCCTACCTGCGCGAAGTGTTCGCCGATGAAATCGCACTGGCAGCCGTGCACAAGAACTGGTTCCTTCTTCGTTTTGAAGCCCCGGCCTTCCTGGGGCTGAGCGAAAGCCTCGTGCCGCGGCGTGGCCGGTCCCTCGTGGGCGGCACAAACAGCCGCTTGGAGTTCGCATCGACTCGGCCAACGACCCCGCCCCACTGGCGCCGCGACTGGGCCGCAGCTGGTCCGCTGATTGGCTTGTTGGGCCTGAGCGTCCGACCCGACGACGATGAAGGCTGCGTCTCTGTTGGCAACGGCAGCCGCCGGCGTGACGTCACGGAATCGTATGCCGACCATCCGGATAAAGACGCAGCAATCCTCGCAGCCATCGTGCGCGCCGCGATTCGAGTGTGTACCGAAGCGCGCGAAATCTACTAACCCGAACTACTCGACCATCTGGAGATCACCATGCGCTTTCGTATCACGATTCGAACCGCCCGCGGCATCAAGACCGTATCCGTGATTGGCGACCGCAACGACCTGCTCGACGCCGCGTACGACGCCGGTGCCCTGGGCGTGACTCTGGTGGCCGAATCATGAGCCGCTACCAGATCAGTGCGCGACTGGCTTCTTACGCGATCCACTGCGTTGCTGCTGTCGTGCTGGTACTGACCATTGTCTACAGCCAAGCGGCGCTGCAGTAATCGCCGAACCCACAACAACAAGGAACCCAAGATGTTTTTCAAGAACCTGCAGGTGTATCGACTTCCGCAAAACTGGGACATGACCGCCGGTCGCCTGGCCGACGCCCTCGCCTCCCAGGCCTTCACGCCGGCATCGAGTAACGAACTGCTGCGCCAGGGCTGGAAGGCGCCGCGCGGAACCGGTACGCCTTTGGTGCACGCCGTGAACGGCCAGTTCCTGCTAACGCTGGCCACCGAAAAGAAGATCCTGCCGGCGAAGGCAGTCAATCAAGTGGCGAAGGCGCGGGCCGCGGAGCTCGAAGAGCAGCAAGGCTTCCCGCCCGGGAAGAAGGCCATGAAAGAACTGAAGGAGCGCGTCGCCGACGAACTGCTGCCGCGCGCCCTCTCCGTCCAGTCTGAAACCAACGTGTGGATCGATCCCGTCAACGGCTGGCTCGTGGTCGACGCAGCCAGTGCGAACAAAGCGGATGACGTCATCAAGTTCCTGCTGAAGGCCGTCGACAAGCTGCCGCTGGAATCGCTGCGCGTGCAGCGCTCGCCGGTCGCCGTGATGACCGCATGGCTCGAGTCCGACGAGGCACCGCATAACTTCACGATCGACCAGGATGCCACGCTGCGCGCTACCGGTGAAAGCAAGGCCCAAGTCGGCTACAAGCGTCACACGCTCGAAGTCGGCGAGATGCGTGAGCACATCGCCCGCGGCAAACAGTGCGTGCGCCTGGCCATGACCTGGAACAGCCGGATCTCGTTCGTGCTGACCGAGCAGCTGGAAATCAAGAGCGTCAAGCCGCTCGACGTCATCAAGGAAAACGACGCGATCACGTACGACCATAACGAACGCTTCGACAACGACTTCGCCCTGATGACGGGCGAGTACGCGAAGCTTCTGGCCGATCTGGTCGAAGCACTTGGCGGCGAGGCCCAGGGATGAGAAAGCGTCGAATCCGCCGCAACTTCGGTGAGACCGAACAGGGACTCACCGCCGAAGACCGCAAGGCGATGCAGACCTACCGCACGAACCGCGGATCAAGTCGCTACTACCGCGACCTGGACGAGATCAACACCAGCACAGCGGCTGACGGAAAACCAAAGACCAACGACCAACCGAAGTAAAACAAGGAGAAACCATGAGCCATCAAAACGACCATCCGACGATCCTGGGCGAGCCTTTCGAGGGCGGCTTCTACGCCGGCCGCATTCAGGTTGACGGCGTGCCGCACATCCTTATTGTCGCCCCGAAGGCCGAGGGGGAGCGCGCAGACGTAGCCTGGCTGGAGGCGGAAGACCGCGTCGATGGCGCCGATAGCTACTGCGACGGGATGAAGAACACCGTAGCGATGGCCGAATGCGGCAGCGAGCTTGCGAACTGGGCTCGTGCCCTGACGATCGGCGGTCACACGGACTGGTACGTCCCGAGCCAGGACGAGCTGGAGGTCTTATACCGCAATCTGAAGCCGACCACCCGCAGCAATTCGCTGTACGGTCGCTCCGGCATGAACGTCTCTGCCGTGCCGCCCACCTACGCATACACCGCAGAGATCCCTGCGCAAACTGCGGCATCGGCATTCGTAGAAGGCGGCGAGCAGGACTTTGCTGACGATTGGTACTGGTCGAGCACGCAGCACGCTTCCTACGATGGATCTGCCTGGACTCAGGACTTCGACTACGGCGACCAGGACGACACCAGCAAGTCGGCCGAGTTGCGCGCCCGCGCCGTCCGCAGATTCGCAATTTAACAATTCATCTATTTTTCGGAGCCGCACATGACCACCGTTACTCTCGCGGACATCGAAGCCGCACACCAGCAGGTCAGCGACATGATCCAGGCGTTCAAAGCCCAGGCCCCGCGCGTCACTCGCATCGCACAGGCGGAGATCGAACTGCAGCCGGGTGAACACTACGCCGGCATCATCCTCAGCGCCGATGGCAAGCCGTCGCATCACCTCATCCTGCTGCCGGGCGATGTCGACGATGTCACCTGGGCGCAAGCGAAGGAATTCGCCGAGAAGGCAGGCGGCGAGCTGCCGACGCGCCGCGAACAAGCCCTGCTGTTCGCGAACCTGAAGGATCAGTTCGAGGAGCGCTACTACTGGTCCGGCGCGCAGCACGCTTCCTACGATGACTATGCCTGGACTCAGCACTTCGGCTACGGCACCCAGATCCTCAGCAGCAAGTCGGCCGAGTTGCGCGCCCGCGCCGTCCGCAGATTGACCATTCAGTAATTTAACAATTTCTCAGCATGGCACTCCACACAAGCTTGCCGATTTACAGGGTGGCGTATGACCTCCTCGACGTCGTCACGGACCTCGCCAAGAACATGCCGCGTGATTTCAAGGCATCGATCGGCGGAAAGATTCGCGATGAAGTCGTGGAGATCGTAACCCTGATTTACCGGGCCAACGTCGCCCGGGAAAAGGCGGCGCACCTGCAGGATCTCGTCGAGCGTCTGCAGGTGGCAGAACTGCTGATTCGTCTCTCGCGCGACAAGCGCCTGATATCGACGAAGCAGTATGCCGCCGCAGTCGAGCTCACGACCAGCATCGGCAAGCAGGCAAGTGGTTGGCGCCGTTCCGCATCGCCCGCTTCACGGTAGTCAAGGCTGCCATGACTGAGCGATTTCTTAATCTGGTCGTGCCGCTGGCTCATAAGGCCACCGCCATGCGCATAGCAGGGACCTCCCGACATAGTTCGGGACCGTCTGGCGCAGTTTCCCCGCTGATCGGTCAAGGCGACCTTCGGAGGGGTGACGTAGATAGCACGAACAAACGCAGCACGCTTCCAACGATGAATATGCCTGGAATCAGAACTTCAACAACGGCAACCAGAACAACAACAACAAGTCGGCCGAGTTGCGCGCCCGCGCCGTCCGCAGATTATCCCGGCCGCCACCATGCTGACTTTTCTTTCGATGAACTTGTACAGGCCTATCTGGACTGCCGCCATGCGAAGCGCAGCTCCGCCAGCGCTATCGCGTTCGAACAAAACCAAGAGCGCAACTTAGCTCAGCTGCGCGACGAACTGCTGGGCGGAACGTATCGCCCTGGGCGGTCGATCTGCTTCGTCATCACGCGCCCGAAGCCGCGCGAGGTATGGGCGGCGGATTTCCGCGACCGTATCGTGCACCACCTGCTTTACAACCGTATCGCGCCGCGCTTCACGACAACGAATTTGCCCTTGCGGCCTGAAGGACAGAACAATGGATAACCATAACACCGCAGGCGTAGACCTGGACAAGCTGGCCGAGAAGCTGGACCGCGTATCGCGCTGGATCGACAAGTTCCCAGTGCCGACCGATGGAGCAACCGCGATGATGTGCCATCTGCGAGACGTGAAGGAGGCTCTTGCCCGCCAAGCCGCGCCCGAAGCACCTGCCGCGACGAGGGAAGAAATCTACACCCTGCGCCGCCTGATCGAGTGCGCCGAGACGCTGGACGCGCGACCGCGCCCAATGTGCCGTGACTGTGCCGACGAGAACGGCACATGCCCGAATTCTGGCCTGGAATGCGATATGCGCAAGCTGTTCGCGGACGCCAAGAGGCTGCACAACAGGCTTGCCGCACCGGCCGCACAGCAGGCAGGAGCGGCTGAAAAGATCGTTTGTCCCGGTTGCTACGGTGTTGGAACGTACATCGGACAGCTTGACGGCTACGACGATGCCGATTGCTCGATGTGCGACGGCGCCGGAAAGATTGCACCCCCTGCGGCCACCACGGCAAGCGCGAGCATCGATAATGATGAGTTCTGGAATCATGTGATCGCCTACTGCAAGGGTGTCGGCAACGAGGGACAGGCATTGGTCGATTATGTGATGTCGTGGCATCGCGCAGCCCTCGCCCGCGCACCGCAAAGTGACGCCGACAAGCTGGCCGAAGCGATCCATGCCGCCGCTGTGAAGGCTGGCATCATCGAAGCCGGAACCGTCGTCAGCGGGCCGCAGCTTGTCATGCTGTGCAACGACCTCGCCAATTCGGTCGAACCCCATGCATCGAATGCTGGCGAGGATACCGATGAGAAGCTTCTGGCCGATTCCTTGAACATGATGATGTGGCTGTACCGCCGCCTGCCAGTCGCCTATGGCAAGCCTCCGTTCGTGGATGCCGCGATCATGAAGCTTGGCGAACGGCTCGGCTGTGACGACGTGCCCATTGCAATCCGAGAGCGCGCAGCTATCGCCGCAAGCGCTGAACAGGAGAAGAAGAATGCGTGATGCACTTTACTCTGATGACCGCGCGGATGAAACGCCGATTTCTGATATGAGTGACGCCGAATTCGACGCTGCATACGGCGGACGCGAACTTCTTCCAATCGAGCAAGTGATTTACGAGGCTGAAGGTGCAGAGCGTTTCGCTCGCTTTCATCTGCATGGGCGCACATTTCCGCAGCAAGTAGAGAACTATGTCGAGGAGTCGACCAATGGCTGATCTGAACCTAGACACAGAGCGCACGGCGTTTGAAGAATGGGCAGAATTGACCGCTTCGCAAACAGAAGGCACCGCACACGACATAGCAGGCTGGTACTACTTCGACGAATTGACCGAGGACAGGTGGCAGGCATGGAAAGCCCGCGCCCGCCGTACCGCTCCTGTCTCCGCCCCTATCGTGGAAGAACTGCCGCCACGCCCTGCAGTGCAGTTAAATGGCATCGGATTCTACAGCGCCAAGCAAATCGGCGAACTCGTCGCCCCGTATGCCGAGCGTATCCGCGAACTGCAGGCTGCCTACGACGCCGCCGTGTCCCTCGCCGGGGAAACCATCGACGCAAGGAATGCTGAAGTAGCCGAGCAGGTAGAGCGTATCCGCCAGCTTGAGCGCGAGAAGAAAGAAGCCTATGCCACAGGGTACGACGATGGGCACATTGCAGGCCGCGAAAAGGGTCGCATCGCCGGGAAACGCGAGCTGGCAGAACGGAAGACGGTGAGCATCGACACGCCTGCGTTCGCCAATCTTGTAAGCAGCTATCTCAACTGCCGCTGCAATTACAGCGATCTGGTCGCCTACATCGATGGGCGCACTGCTGGAACAGCGCCAGAGGGCTGGCAGATGGTACCGATTGAGCCGGCCGAGGAAATGGTTACCTGTGGCTTCGAGTCATGGCCTGACCCATTTTTCAGCAAAGCCGAGGAGTGGGAAGAGTACGAACGGATGACCGGATGCCAGAAGGCTGCACACCGAGCACGCCTCTGCTGGGCCGCCATGCTTGCTGCCACGCCTACGCTTGTGCGACGCCTCAAGAACAGCTCTACGAGCGCGAGCGAAGACAACAAATATGATTGCCCAGGCGACGCTCGGTTTAGTGATGCCGCCCCTGCACCTAAGAACAGTGGGAAGGAGGAAGCCTGATGCTGACCATATACAAAGGCCACGAGATCACCGTGACACGCGAGCGCAGCATGGGCGGCTGGACGCAGATTTATTACGGCGTCTTCCGCGTTTCAGACGGCTACGAATGCACTAGTGGGTTTTGCGACACGTCCGACAGCACGCGCACGTTCACTCGGATCTTGAAGGATCGCGTTGACGCCGAACTGGCCGACGCCGATCCGTGGGGTGAAATCGCCGAGGGCCGCAAGCACGCCACCAAGGAGGCATGAAATGGACATCGAAAAGGAGCGCGAATTCTACGTTGTCAGCGTGAAGCACACGGCCCGACAGGACAAGTACATCACGCTATGGCGTCCGAATGACAAGGGCTATTGCTACCGAACCGAGGCCGCCGGCAAGTACGCAGAATCCAGAGTTGCCGAGCACCTGGGCTACTACCACAGCGGCTACGACATCGCCGTGCCGTGCGAAGTGCTGGATGCCATCGTAGTTCAGTCCGAACCCGGCTACCTTGATGTGCCCGGCTTGGTCGTACCGAACAAGAGCGGGTCGTGGTTCGACATCCTATACGCGCCGCGCTGGCCACTGCCGCGCAATCCGCAACCGCAATACAAGGGCGCTAGACGCCAGAAGGAAGCAGCATGACCGTGGACATCGAAAAGCTGAAGGCGCTGGCACTGGCGGCGACTCCTGGCCCGTGGGAAGTGGATACCGTGAAGTCTGAGGGTCACTATGGCACAGACGAAGACGGCGGCTATGGCTACACGGCGTATGTCGTCACCGACGGAAAGGGGCGACCGCTGATGGATAGCCTTAACCGTGACGACAGCGAAATCCACGAGGAATACAGCGACGAGGAACACTATGCGTGGGACGAACTCGCTAAGCGTGACGCGCAATTCATCGCCGCAGCCAACCCCGCTGCTGTGCTTGAACTGATCGCCGAAGTCGAGCGGCTGCGCGCGGCCCAAACAAACAGTTCATCGAATTTTTCGAGCAACTGCGCGGCTCCCGCAGCGGGAACGGTGGAGAAAGATGCAGAGCGGCCTGATTGGCGCGCGCTCGGTTACGTTAAAGGCGCGACAGTACGACAGTGGATAAGCCCAGAGCGGTTCGAGGACGCAGTAATCACTTGCGCACATGGAAATGGGGCACTCGACGTCGAAATCGACGGCAAGACATACGGATGGTCGGCCAGCTTCTGCACGCCGGTCGCCGCTATCGAAGCTCACACCAAACAAGAGGGGTAAAAACAGTGCAGAACGTCTCAGAAAATTATGTGATTAGGAGCGCCCGAATGAGCACCCCAAAACAATTTCTTCGCCTGCCAGATGTTAAAAAAATCGTCGGCTTTGGCAAGACAACAATCTACGCCAAGATGAAGGCCGGCACGTTCCCGGAGCCAATCCAGATCGGCCCGCGCATGGTCGCCTGGGACGAAGAAGACATCGCGGCATGGCAAAGAAAACTCCAAATAGGCGTAAAAAAGTCCCTGTCGTGACATGGGGGTTGAAATGGGGGTACGCGCATCAACCACATCAATATTTTTCTATACGCCCTTTATATTGTGGTTGAAGCGGAACAGGTTGTCCGGATCGTAGCTCCGTTATGGATGAGTTCGTCAGAGTTCACCAACGTAAGCTAACCCCATGATCCTACTAGAAAAATCTGGATCGTACAGTCCGCGATAGTTCAGCAAAGTGCGTTAAAATCCAGCGTATCGATGTGGGTAGAAATGGAGGTAGGAAAGTGGCGCGGACGGTTGAGAAGTTGACGGCAATGGCGGTCAATAGGGCGAACAAACCCGGCTACTATGGCGATGGAGCGGGACTTTATCTGCAGGTATCCAAGACAGGCTCAAAGAGTTGGATTTTTCGGTATGTGCGCGGAGGCAAAGAGCGCCAGATGGGGCTCGGACCAGTGCACACAGTGACGCTTGGGAAGGCTCGCGAGAAGGCCAGGGATTGCCGCGCGACGCTCCTGGACGGCGGAGATCCTCTGGAGATGCGCAAGGCTGCGCAGCTGAGCGCCGCACTTGAACGCGCGAAGGCCATGACGTTCGATGACTGCGCAAAGGCATACATTGCGGCCCATCGTAGTGGCTGGAAGAATGCAAGGCATACCGGCCAATGGGAGACGACGATTGCGACGTATGTCAGTCCCGTAATAGGGACTCTGCCCGTGGCATCGATCGACACGCCTCTCGTGGTCAAAATCCTGCAGCCAATATGGGAATCGAAGACGAAGACCGCGATGCGAATTCGGGGCCGGATGGAAAGCATCCTTGATTGGGCCACAGTCAGCAAATATCGCGGCGGCGAAAACCCGGCCCGGTGGCGCGGCCATCTAGACCACTTATTGGCGGACCCGAGTCGTGTCGTTCAGGTCGAACACCATGCCGCCCTTCCCTGGCAAGAAATCGGCGCCTTTATGGCCGACCTGCGCCAGCGGAAGGGATCGTCGGCAAGGGCTCTGGAGTTTTGCATCTTAACGGCGGCAAGGTCTGGTGAGGTACGTGGCGCGCGCTGGGATGAGATCGACCTGGACACCGCAATATGGACAGTTCCGGCCGAAAGGATGAAGGGTGGGCGCGAACACCGCGTACCGTTGTCGACCACCGCAATAGATCTACTGAAATCATCGCCCAAGATTGGCGACTACGTATTCCCTGGGCAGCGCCAGGGCGACGGTGACGGAGCGACGATTTCAAACGTCAGCATGATAGCGGTGCTGCATCGAATGGGCCGCAAAGACATCACAGTGCACGGCTTCCGATCCACGTTCCGGGATTGGTGTGCGGAGTCGGCGGCGAACTCGTTTCCGCGCGAGGTCTGCGAACATGCGCTCGCCCACAGCCTGCCGGACAAGGTTGAGGCCGCCTACCGCCGCGGCGACCTGATCGAGAAGCGCAAGATACTCATGCAGGTATGGGCCGACTACTGCGCCAGGCCGGCCGCAGTCGCAAGCGTATCCTCTATTCGGGAAAACGCGGTAGCGTAAGGTCTGCTCATGTTGTTCAACCAAAGGACGCGCATAGGTTTGCAAGATCAGAGTGCAGCTTAGAGGGCAGTTGCGCCGCAACCTTAATTTGCTTGCATATCAATACCTTACGGTATGCATTCTGTACTATTAAAGTGCGAGAAGGCATCCGTAAGTGATTGATTTTGTGGTCGATAGGTTTTCCCAATTGTACGGAATTTGCCTACCGCTCAAGCAAGCGGACCGACCATTCCTGAACGTATTCAGCGCCATCCGGCGCGCGCTCCGTGCCGTAAAAAAGCATACCCGTTGACGTCATTGTGACAAGTTGGGCATTCCGCAGCTCCGGAATGAGTGGTCGCCGTTGCTGGTCATTCGGCGCATAGATAGTAGCCTCAGGGCCGCTCCCGCAAATTGCGACCACGAGCTCGCCGCGCACTCCCGGGCTAGCGGAAATCTCCCGATCGTGCAGGCGCCGGCCACGCTCTCGCAATCTTTTGACAATACTGTACATTTATACAGTATAGCAGCAGTATTTGCGCTAGTTCAACACAGTGACATCTCAGGCGTGAGAGTGTTTCCACATGGATAAAAGAACCGACCGCCGTACGGCCATGATGATCGATGCGGCCCTAAACGCCAGAGCTGCGCATAGTGCAGCAAGTGTTGCACGCGCCCTCTTCGAAGCTGGCGTACCGATTGAGATAGCCGTGCGGGTGCTGACGCGACCGAAGGATCGCCGCCAATATCGAATCACACAGCCTGCAACATCTCCGGCGTGACCGTCAGACGCGCCACCTCTCCATGCTCCTCATGGTAGGTAATAGCGATTGCCTGCCGCTCGGAGAACCAGCCGCCGCGGGATGCATGCGCGTCGCGGGCCGCCAGGGTCGAGTGCTGAATCACCTTCATCCCGGAGTGCTCCTTTTCCTCGACGTGATGTCGATGTCCACAGTGGGCGTATCTTTTCGTCGTCTCGCCCCACATCTGCGCGTGCGCTGTGGCGAAGAACAGAGGTAATTGTGGTGGCGCCTTTTTGTGTCCGTGGTGGAACCCGAGCATGACTTTTCCATGCTGGATGACGTAGTACGGCAGCACGGCATCGTTGACCGTTACCCGTGGCTCGTTCTCGTAGAGGATCCCAAACACTTCAGGCAGGACGTTGCCGCTCGTGTATTCGTCGTGGTTACCCTCTCCGCAGACGACATGAACTTCATCATGGGTCTCGAGCGCCATCCTGATGATCGTTCGCATGATACGCACCACAGCACTGATGATCTTGCGCGGCCGGCTGTCAGCATCAAGCAAGTGGCCGTGAGCGGGCGTGACAGACTTGTTCGAATCCTGGTGGACCACATCGCCGAGGAATGTTACAACAGCGCGGCGTGCCTTCGGTGCGGTTGCGATCATGTGCCGGAACGCGCCAATAATCGTTTGCTCTGCGATCGACAGATCCCAATCCGCCCCGCCCTCACGGTGCCAGGCCAGTGCGCCAACGTGCGCGTCGGTCAGCACGAACAGGTTGCACAGCTTCGAATCGGCGTGACCCGGTCCCTTCGTCGGCTTTACCCGCGGAAGTGTCACCCGAGCTTCATCGATAGTGGCTCGAATCGCTTGCAGCCAAGCCTTGAAATCTGGGCTCTGCCGCTCCCAGGTGCGCTCGACCTCTCTGCTTGGCCCGCGCTGTACGGTGACTTTGCCCATGCTGAAGCCTGGGGCCACGCCGCTCTCGAAATGCCCTGGAGCGTAGCCCAGCGCGGCAGCTGCAACCTTTAAGCGCTCGATCGCATCTTGCACCGTGCTCCGCGGCACCCCTAGTTCGCGCGCTGCCGCACGCACGCTACCGAATCGATTTGCCGCCTCGACATATTCCACCTGGCGAGTCGTGGGACCGTACTCGAGCAGCTTCGGGTCGACTATGTTCTGCTTCGTCATGCTGGCCTTTCTGGTTACTGAGCGTCGTTCGCCGCTTTCACGGCGTCGTAGGAAGCGGCGCAGGCTTGGAGTGCAGTGATGGCTTCGTTGCGGGTCGACCGCGCCCATTCAAGATCGCTTGCCACTCGTCCGTCGAGAGTTGCGGTTGCTGGCTCGCCTCCCGAATCCACGCCGGCAACGGTGGCACCTGCAGCTTGTTCGGTTTGAGCAGGATGGCAGGTGCCGGAGATGGCGACTGACAGCCTGCGACGGCCAGCAGCAAGGTCAGACTGGAGAGCAGCCGAATTCGCTTGTTCATGTGTGAGCTCCGATTGAAGTTTGGCCACATCGGCCATTGCATCGGCGAGTTGGGCCTGGGCTTTGTGGACGCGAGCATTTACGTCGGCAAGTGCAGCCTTAGCCTGGCGATCACGCTCCGCGTCGATCTTGTCGCGCCGCGCGGATTCGATGGCGATTCCTGTGTTGATCAAGTGCGAGCGGTAGGCAAGCGCGGCCCCGGCCGATAAGGCGCACAAGACCGCGATGGCGATCCAGCGCGGCACGCCGAGGCGCAAGAGGAGAGCCGCAATCATCTCCCCTCCAGTCCCGCCGCACACACGGCAACGGCATAGATCACGACGACTGCCGCCGTAAATGCACCGATCGCCATGCCGAGAAAGAAGCAGTCAGGCGTGCTCATTTTGTCGGGTCCGGGAAGACCATCTTCAGTACCGCGGAGATGATGCCGCCGAGGCCTGCAGCCTGCCCCCAGTCCATACCGAACCCGAACTTCGAGCCGGTCAGTGCCACTACAAAACCAATCCCCTGCCAGGTGGAAGCCTCGCTCAGACGCGCGGCGAGGTATTGCGCTGCAATGCGGATGCGATCTTTCATGCGATGACCTTTCGTGCGATTTCGAAGTAGGCCAGCCGCTCGGCAAGCCCGTTGGTGCCGCCATTGATGCGGCGGGTGATCTTGACCTGGTCGCCGGCGTCGGCAAGCTCGTTCAGGCCGTGCGTCTTCCAGAACCAAGCGGCCGAGCGGCATGCATACATGGGCTCCTCGAGCAGTTCCGGATAGAGGATCAGATCGAGACCGAGCGCGTCACCACATGCCTTGTAGTTGGTGCGACCCGTGATCTGAATCAGGCCACGTCCCTTGAATCGAACGCCGTCGCCCTTCATCGTGTTCCCGAGGTCGGCGCGGCCTTCGTACGCGGCCCCACTCGCGAGCTCGCGCACGTATCGGAACTGGCCTGACTCGTGGGCGATCTGCGCGATGAATGCCGCCTGGCGTTCCGGTGTGTTGATTACGAATTCCGCCATAGCGATGTTCAGCGGCGCGCAAAACGTGTCGGCGCGCGCGCCGGCGAGGGGCAAGATTCGCTTGAGTTGATTTGCTGTTATGAGGTTCATGCCTTCCCCAGGTGTTGAATGAACCACGCGATCGCCGCACCAATTGTCGATGCCGCGCCGCCGACCACCATGAGCGTCTTCCAGCCTCCGCGGGCCTCCGAGAGGGTAAGCAGCACTTGATCGAGCTTCGCGGTCAGTTGCTGGTTACTCTCTTGAAGGTCCGCCATGCTTCGCGTGAGGTGCCCGACCTCTACTTCTAGGCGGGCGATGTCGATACGCGCTGTCGCAAGCGCTTCTGCCTGTGATTGATCGCTCACGGGTGTCCCATAAAAAAACCCGCCTCGAGGGCGGGTTGGTGGAGGAAGCTGAGGGCCGCATAAAGCGTGCCGGGATCGAAGCGCGCCGGATAGGGCATGCCGAGCGACGCGGCTACAGCCTCCGAGCAGAACCACTTCCGCTTATCGTCGCCAATGGGCTCCACGACGAAGTGCAGATTGCCCATCAAGTCGTAAGCATCGCCCTTGTGCGCGTTGAACCAAGCCAGCGCCGGAGCCTCCATGTGATCGGGCAAGTCGACGAAGTCCCAGAGAGCCGGATCGAAGTCGATCTTCTTGAAGCGCACCCCGCCGTCCATGTAAGACGAGGATGCGGCCTCTTCGCCATCTCGGAACACCAGCTCGACGTGCGAATAGGGGCTGCGCGTCCACCAGCGCACCAAGCGGTTGTAGATGCCCGGAACCCCTGCATGCGTGCCCTTGTAGAACCCTGCGCGAAAGGTCATGGCATCACCATACGATCGCCGCTACCTCTTCCGGCGTGCTCGCCGATGCGAGCTGCGTCTTCAGGGCCTGGGCATGGTTAAAGTTCGCGGTTCCTTGCGCCGTCATCGACGCGTACAAGGCACGGAACGCATCGAGATCCGCTAATGGGATCATCGAGTTGTCGGTCGCTTTCCAGGCGCCAGGGAAGCCAGTCGGGAACGAGCCCGATAGCGCGATGGCGTTTGCGACGCCGTCCAGGTCCGATCGGGACAACGAATCGCAGGCTATCAGCTTGCCCGCGTGCGGGAAGGTGGACAGATTCGCTGCCGCGCGCCATGCGTTAATCTCCTCGTTCTTCGATGCTTTAATCGAGTCCATCGCATCCACGGAGCGCGCCTGGATCTCAGCACTCTCTTCCTCCGTGGCGTCGCGCACGACACCATTGTCCATTACTTGATATGTCATGCTGAACTCCGTTAGCTGTTCTTGACGCCGTACACGAGGACCTTACCGGCCGCGAACGTGTTTCCCGCGCCCCAGTACAGGCGCAATCCGCTGATAGCAGTCGTGTTTGCATAGATTGCTTCGCCGGTTACAACAGTACCGTTGGATTGTCCGCGAGCGCCGTAAGACTTGCTTCTGGTTGTAGACCGCGCATTTCGAATATCGAGAGTCAGCGTAGTCCCGATGCCTGTGGTGGGAACGCTTGAACCATTGCACAGGGTCGTGTTTGACGACGACGACGCGATTGTGCTAGTTGAGACGAAGTTAGCTGTGTAGACGCTATTCGTGTCAACCACGCCGCCAGTTGCAAAGCGCAGGTACAGCGTGTCAGATGCCGACGGAAGAATCCCTAACAGATCGACACGATAGTTGTCATATGTGTCCGAAAACAGGCTCAGGAAATCGATGTTGGTGACAGCGGTTGTAATGTTTGCTGAGCCCAGCAGAGCGAAGCCGCCGCCCGCTGGTCCAATAGGGCCTGTCAAGCCTGTATCGCCCTTGTCACCCGTGCGCGTGAAAGACAGAATAAGGGCATCGGTATCCACAAAGGGGCTCGCCGCGCTGCTTCCGGACGGTGTGACGTAGTAGACACGATAGCCGGTCGGAGCGCCCACTGAGGTGACATTGAACGTCAACCACTTGCTCGCATCGCCTTGTTTAACGAGACGAAGCTGCCCCAACACCGAGCTCGTCGAGCCACTCATAGAATCTAGCAATGTGGTTACGTCGGTGCTCACGTTATTAAGCACGTCGACGTAGATCGCGGTCGCGGCATTCTGCGCCCCGGAAGTCAGAATTCCGATCTTGCCTGCGCCGGGGTCAGTGCTAGCGGCCTGCCCCGTTTTGAACGTGTACGGAATCGCATAGGCCCCGCCGTACGCTATGCTGTTCAGGTTGGCTTGGAGCGCATTCGTCTGAGATCCCCACGTCGGCAGATTGGTCATGAGGTAGGCCATCGCTGCGTCGAACGCGGCTTGATCCATCGTTCGCGCTGGCAGTAGTGTTGGATCGAGCAATGTAGTGATTGCCATTAAACGGTTCCTTGGATTTGCAGGTTCATCGCCGACTGAGTCGGATACTGGATGACGTTCTTAAAGCTGGTGTAGGTGCCGTATAGGCAGGCAGACCCGTACGCCGCCGCGCCAATCCAGGCGACCGGCTTCTGTCGGTAGTTCTCGAGCGATTCGATGACGCTATCGATGTAGACGTTGTCGATGAGTACATCAACGTCCATGATCTTTGCGAAGTTGCGCTTGACGACGTTGCTCGTGCCATCGAAATTGAAGTTGACGGTAGAGTAGTCCTTGATCTCGCGCGACAGCCCGTATTGGGAAAGGCCAACGTCGACGAGCGGGCCAAGCACGGACATACCGCATTTCGCCGTCCCGCCGGGCTTCCGCAGTGTAATTGTCACAAGCCCAGTGTAGTAAGGCGGCAGTTGCACCGACACGGCATAGGACTTCTTGCGGATGCGCTTGAAGCACCAGTTGTAGAAGGAGCTCCCCGAATCCGAAATGATCAGATTTTGGGTTTCTTGATACACCAAACCATCTGTCGGATCGTACGTAGAGACGCGGATATCGCTCGCATCGGCATTGCCGATGTAGACCCCTTGCGCGAGCGCGCTCGGCTGCACCACAACAATGATTTCCTCGGCGTTGCTGGTCTGCGTGTTGTTGTACTGGTCGAACATCGACCAGCGATTCACCATTGTCAGAAGGGGCGTCCAGGAGGTCGTGTCGGTCAGGGCCTTGCCGACGTTGCTCGCGATGAGCGACTGGTACATCAGGTATGTCGCAGGGTCGTAGACAATCGCATTCTGCGCGTATGTTGTCGTGCTGCTGTACGGCGTTTCAGTGATCGGCACGTTCGAAAACACGAGGCCAGCGCCAGAAGCGATGGTGTCCGCAGTACGAGTGACTGCAGCAGTAGTGGTAGGAATATAGCTGGTCGCGCCGGCGCCAGCCTCAACTTGGGCGCCCCAAATCATCCACTGTTCGCCGACTGCGTAGACGCCCCCGGTGGCACCAGCATAAACGTAGAGTGTGTCACCGGGGCTTACGCCATTTGTGACGGTGAGGCTCAGCCTGTACCACCCCCCGCCAACGTCTTCGGACGTACCGACAGCATTGGCCGCCTGCGGGCCGATGAGTGACACGCTGCCATCTGCGTAGTTGACTTGAGCGTAAGCTAGGTCCAACCCGGTCGTGATGTTGTAGAACCCATACGAACGAGCATTCGGCAACGCGGCATTGCCGAACTTAAAAAATATGCTGTACGTCAGCGTGTTACTCGGCGCAACGATTGCGTAGTAAAGAATGCATCCGGATGTTCCCGTCGTGGCGACGAGCGTGCCCGAGCTGGTGCCGTCCGGCGCCGCTCCGGCGTTCGACGTTATGGAAACTAATGTCTTAGCCCAGCCTGTCGCGAAATTTGAGGATTGCGAGATCAAATTCGTGGCGGCAGGCTCTACCAGCGCATATGGCGCCTTTGTCAAATCGCTAGGGTCATACGTCACCGCCAGGGTATTGGCCGGCACCTGTACAAGCGTGCCGGTCCGGTCGTACACGTACTTTACGGACGCGCGCGTGCACGCCACGTCACCCAGGGTGACGGGGTCGATTATCATCATCGGCTTAGCTCACTGCTTTGGTTTGGATGGAGTCGCCGCCGTAGATCACTCGTGTGAGCAGATCGACTGTGGTTTGCAACTGCTTCACCTGGGCGATGTTCTCAGCGCTGTTCTTCTGGCGGAGGTCCGCAAGTTCCTGACGAACAGCCTTTAGCTCGACAAGCAGCGCATCGTTGTTGCTCGCTGGGCTGGTCAATCGACTCATCAGCGACGACGTTTGCTGCGCGTTGAAGATGCGCGCCGGTCCTGTTGCCTCCAGTTCCGGGCCGTTCTCACCGACGATGCGCCAGCCGCCACCGAAGTCACCGCCAGACGCGAAGCCAGGAACCTTCCCATTCGCTTCGGCACTGTTCATCAGCGCATTACCGACGTCCGACCACGACACGCCGTGTT